AGAGGGCCGCGTGCCCTCGCCGCACATCGGCACCGACGCCAGCGCCGGGCCGGACGGTGGCGCCGCACCCAAGCGGATCAAGCCCGACGCGGCGGCCGCGTCCGACGACGCGGCAGGTCTATTCCCTGAGCCCAAGAGCGACGCTCGGTTGCGTGCCACCAAGCCGACGGCGAACCCCGAGCACCACATCGCCGACATCGTGCGCAACGAGGACCGCGACGAGGGCCCCGAGCACGCCAACAACAAAGAGAAGGCCTTCGCGCGCACCCTCGCCGAGGGCATCACGCCCGACGAGTTCGAGTCGGACCTGCGCAACGCCACCTGGCCGCCCGGAACCGACGACGACGACCGGCTCGACAAGATCGACCAGATCAGCGCCGAGTACGCCGACCGGTACAAAAAGGCCGTCGCCGAACAGAACAAGGCCGACGGCAAAGGCGGCGACTCCACCGGAACCGACGGCGGCGACAGCTCGGCCAACGCCAGCGAATCCGACTCGACCAACGCCGACGACACCGCGAAGCCGGACGCCGCCGCGCCGAGCACGGACACGCAACCCGACGACGCGCCGGACGCCGGTGCTCCGGACGCCGGTGCGGCGAAGAAGTACCCGCCGTTCACCCAGCAGCCCCCGCCCAAGGTCAAAAAGGGCGAGAACCTGCACACCGTGACCGCCCCCAACGGCCAGCAGTTCCACCGGGGCAGCAAGCGCGACTACACCCACGCTGTCGTGCACGAGGACGACCAGGGCAACTTCGGCCAGCTCTCTTTCAACGGCAGCGCAGCGAACGCGCAGCGCAACATCGCCGACTACCGCAAGCGCGGCTTCACCGGCAAGATGCACATCCTGCCGACGACCAGCACGAAGAACGACGGCACCGCGCCCCTGCCCGACAAGACCACCAAGGCCATGTGGAAGGCCAACCCGGACCGGGCGGCCGCGAAGCTCCCGGCCGCCGAAAAGGCCGAATACGGCGCACTGAGCCCGGCCAAGCAGGACGACTACGCGCGCGGCCGCGTAGCGGGCGAAGACCACCCGACGGCCCTGTCGCGCGTCGGTGGCGGGGTGTTCGGCCGCAACGAGGACGGCACCCCGAAGGCCGCCGACAACGCGCCGGTCGCGCCGGACGCCAGCACCCCCGACGACGCGAACACTCCGGCCGCACCGGCACCGGGCAAGCCGCAGGTAGGCGACAGCCTCGACGTCGAGAAGGCGATGCCGCAAGGCGTCAACGACGTCACCGAGGCACCGTGGCACCGGCCCGGCCAGAGCCTGAAGTTCGGCGACAAAAAGGTCGAGAACCTGCCGATCTCATCGCTCAACCGCACGCAGGACAACGCGAACACCCTCGGCAGCAAAAAAGTGGAGGCGAACACCAGCGACGAACCGGTCAACGTTGTCCGCCACCAGGGGAAAAACTGGTTGTTCGACGGCCACCACCGTGCCGTCGGCGCCATGGCCTCCGGCCGCGACAACATCCCGGCCCGCGTCTACGACATGGACGCGGCGGACAACGGAGTGGACGACGGCAGCACGCCGGACGCACCCGGTGTGCCGGACGCCAACGTCCCGGACGGCGGCGCCCCGGACGCCAACGCGCCTGCCGCTCCGGACGAGCAGAACGCGAAGATCCAGAAACTCGCCAACGCGCTCGCCGCAGGGAAGACCGACCAGCTGCCTACGACGAGTACCGACGACCTGAACGCGCTGGATACCGAACTGGCTCGCCGCGCCGATCTGCTCGGCCACCCCGATGCTGTCACCCCCATGCACCAGCAGGTGAAGGACGAAATCGCGGGCCGCGCCGACGGATCACGCCCCGAACCGACACTGACACCGGCCGCACCCGACGCTTCAACCGCACCCGACGCCGCCGCGCCGAACACCCCCGTAGGTGACCAGAACGCGCCCGAATCAGACCCGCTCAAGCAGGCCCAAGACGCCCGCGTCCAAGCCGCCACGGCCGACGCAATGCAGCCTCCCGAGCAAGGCGGAGTGGGCGCCACCGGTGCGCCGCCCGCGCCCGGCCAGGCCGCACCCGACGCCGCCGCACCGGCAGTGGCGACCGGCGACCTGTCCGGCATCAAGAGCATGAGTGACGCCCAGCTCGCCGCCGAAGCCGACAAGGCGAAGTCCGACTTCGCCGCCGTCTCCGGCCAGCCGCGCACCTCGAACGCCTACACCGAGGCCAAGCTCTACGCCGACCAGATCGCCACCGAGCAGAACCGGCGCGCCCAGGGCGGCGCGATCGACGCGCCAAGCGGAACCGGTCCCGACTTGGCAGGACCGTCCGACAATGCAAGTCCACTTGCAGAGTCGGCGCCGGAATCAACGCCGGGGGCGCCAGGCGTTGATTCGGCGACCGCCGCCGCACCGCCCGCGCTGGACTCCCGCAGCGTCATCACCGCCGCCTACACCGGCCAGCCGCAGCCCATCGCCGCCGCGCTCGCCGCGTCCTACCCGGCCGCCTACGACGGCACCGGCCCCACCCCCGAGCAGGACGCCGCCGACCTGGTGGCAGCCCGCGTGCCCGCGATGACCTTGCAGGACATCACCGACCGCAACCAGCGCAAGCAGGACGCGGTCACCGGCGAGGCACCGACAGCGGCCGACGACGCGGCCGCGCTGCTCAACACCGAGAACACCGCGCGCCTGACCGCCGACGACGTCGCCGAGGCGAACGCCACCTCCGACGCCTCCTACGGCGTCAGCGAGGCAGACGACGGACAGTTCGAGGTCGCCTCCGACATCTCCGACCGGCAAGACCGCGTCTCCGGACTGCTCGACGCCAGCGACGCCGGAAACCTCGACCTCGCAGGCCAGACCGACGACGGACTCCGCTCGACCCGCGCGGACATCGTCGGAGAGATCAAACTCCAAGACCACCTCGCCGCGCGCGACACCGCGAACAACGGCAACACGCCCACCCAGGGCCAGCGCGGCGCCAGCGACAGCGGCGACACCACCGGCGGCGACGACAGCACGCCAGACCCGTCCGCGCCCCCTGCGCCCAAGACCCGCCCCGGCCTCGCCGGTGCCGCCGAGGACCACGCCGACGCGCTGGAATCCGGCGACGCCGACGCGATCACTCGCACGCGTGCCCGCCTTGAAGCGAGCCTCAACCGGTCCAAGAGCGACTCCGAGCACGCCACCGCGCTGCGCACCCTGATCTCCTCCGGCGCCGACATCACCCCCGAGCAACTGCGCGCGGCCGCCGACGCGATCCGCCTGGACGTCAAGAGCAAGCGCAACGAGAACGCCCGCAACCGGCGCACCGCGAAGCGCCTGGACCGCGAAAAGTTGCGTAGCTTGCTCGGCCAGGTCGACGCCGAAATGCGCCGCCGCAACCTCTCCTACGACCCGCTGCCCGGCGTCGACGACACCACCGCATCGGGCACGCCGACCACCACCGGCCCCACGCCGGGCGTGTGGCACGACACGACGGCCGCGTGGCTGCCTGTGGGCTCGCAGACCGGGGTCACCGGCACCGGCTACAGCGCCGACATCAACTCGTTCGGCGGGGCGACGTCGTACAAGTGGCAGACCACCGCCGACGACGGCACCGTGACCGCGTCCGGATCAGGCGTGATGGGCGACGAGGACACCGCCCGCGCGGCCATCGCGCACGCCCTCGACGCCCAGCAAAAGCTCGGACGCATCCCGTCGGACTCGACGATCCCGCCGCTCCCGGCCACCGACACCGCCACCCAGCGGCTCACCACCGAGCGCAGCGGGGTGGACGCGATCCGGTCCCGCATCGCCGACCCGACGGTCAACCCGGTGACCGGCCAGCCGAGTCCGCTGGTCGAGGCCCGCACCCAGCCCCCGCGTGTGCGCGCGTTCGACAGCCCGGCCGCCGTCCGCGCGCACCTCGCCGCGAACGTCGCCCTCACTCGCGACGCGAACGGCGTGAACCGAGACACCGGGATCGACTGGGCGTACACCAAGCTCTCCCCGGGCGGCGGCCTCTCGGTCACCCGCGAGACGGGCGGGAAGCCGTTCATCATGCACAACGGCACCGGGGCGTCCATCCAGATCGTCACCAACGGGCATGTGCCGCCGCTGAGCAAGGGCGACATGCTGACCGTGGCCGGTCTGCTGGAGTCCATGCCGGACGCCAAGGGCAACGTGATCAACTTCGCCGACACCGACCGCGCCCGGCTCAACACCGCGCTCAACGACTGGACCGGACCCGACGGCACCAAGGGCTACAGCGCCCACGTCGGTGCCGCGATGCGTGAACTCACCACGGCCAAGATCCAGGCCGGGCAGTGGTCGGACCCCGTCGTGCGCGACGCGAACCTGACCCCGCTCGGCGGCAGCGGCACCAACCCGAGCCGCCGCGCCTACATCAACGACCAGCACCGCAACCTCACCTCCCTGATCGGCCGGGACAGCAACCCGGCCCGCGACGACCGCAGCACCCTCGATCTCGCCAACGGAGCCCGGACACTGGCCGACGCCGGTGCGCCGGACGCGGCCGCCGTCGCGCTGCGCCGCCGCGCCGAGGAGCTGCGCGGCAAGGAGGCAGCCGGGACACTGCTGCCCGCCGGGACCACTGCCGACGACCACGGCGCCGGTCTGCTCGACGACCTCGCGAACGCGCACCTGTCCATGTACTCGCCGACCGCGTCCCCGGGTACCCGGGCGGTGTCCGTGCAGCCCGGGGAACGGTTCGCGTTCCCGGAGAACGACACGGTGCGCACCTACCGCGTCATCACCCCGATGCGCATCGACGTCGACGACAAGGGGTCGTCCACCGGTACCGCCGCGCAGGTCATCGACGAGACGACCGGGCAGACCCTCACCGCGCACATCAGCCAAGGTGCCGGGGTGTCGCCGATGCTCACCATCCGCGACACCGACGGCGCCACGCCCCGGGTGTTGCAGTCCACAGGCCTGGGCAACGACGGTTTCGTCGTGCTCGACCCGGGGCAGCCTGCTCCCGAGGCCGACGGCATGAAGGCGGCCGCGTTCTCCGAGGTGTCCTCGATCCCCACCGAGACTCTCGACCGCGCGGCCGAGGATCTGCCGGAGACCCGCGACCAGCTCGACGCCCGGCGCGCGCTCGCCGAGCCGGGCGGCCGCGCTCCGGCCCGCCGGTCGGCGGCCGCGCCACGGCGCGCCGCACCGGCGGCCGTGATCGCCCCGTCCAGCGACGAGCAGAAGCTTGCCCAGTCGCAGACGACAGCCCGCAACACCTGGCAGAAGGCGCCTTTCGAGACGTTCACCGCCCCCTCGGAGGGCGGCTTCCAGGACTTCGACCAGGTCGCGGCGAACGCCGAGGCACTGCGCGCGGCGAACCCGACCGACCGGGACCCGAAGACTGCGAGCGCGCAGGCTGCCTACCTGGACAACCCGGCGAGTCGCAGCCTGCCGGGCGGGGGCGCCAAGCTCTCTCCGGGCGGTCACCTGGTGGTCCGCAAGGACGGTGCCATCGAGCAGGCCCGCAGCGGACAGCTGGCGTGGACTCCGGCCGCCATGGGGCGCTGGGGTATCGACGGGGGGATGGTGGACACTCCGTCGCCCGCGTTGACCGCGCGCATCGCCGACTACATGGAGCGGGCGAACATCAACGGCGAGTCCATCCCGTGGGGTGGCACGCCGGACGATGTGAAGAAGTCCGTAGCCGAGATCAGCCAGCAGACCGGCGTCCACCCGATGGCGACGATCACGAAGGCCGCCTACGTCGATCACCTGGCGACAGTGAAGCGGCCCACCTCGAACGACATCGCTTCGTTCGAGCGGATGACCAGCGGTGTGCAGGCCGCCGACGTGGCACCCAACCCTGACGTGCTCACCTCGACGTTGAAGGTCGGCCCCACTGAGCAGGGGTACAACGCCCTGTCCGGCAAGCGCGTGCTCGGCGACGGCCTGCCGGGCAAGGCGATGACGCCGGAGGATGTGACGCTGGCGAAGCGGATCTCGGCCGAGTACGCCTTGACCCGTCCGCAGGCGAAGGTGGCGCCACTGGACGCGACGCGGCGCTTGAACGCGCTGGCCGACGAGCTGGACGGCCGCACGATCGAGTCCGCCGACGGTCAGAAGGTCACCCCGTCGGCGGACCTGCGTGCCCGCGCGAAGGCCATCACCGACGCCTACGACGAGTCCAAGCCGAGTCCGATGGGCCTGCTGGGGCGCAACAACTACGACGGCACGATCGTCCCGGACCTGTCCAAGGCGGACATCTCCGTGGGCAGCGTCGCCTACAACCCGTCGGCGACCGGCGGCGGGCAGGCGAACCAGGGCACCCGCAATGTGCGCGCCTCGAAGTTGAAGTCGGAACTGCGCGACGGGGGCTCGGTGAAGCTGGAGAAGGGCGACAGCGGCAACCTGCGGGCCACGCTGGCGGGCCGGACGGTAGAGGACGGCGTCGACGGCGGCACGGTGCGGGCGAACGACGACGGCTCGATTCAGGTGGCGTGGCGCGAAGATCTCTACGGCGGCTCCGCCCAGCCGACGGTGAACCTCCCGGCCGGAAGCTGGAAGCTCGACGGGGCGAAGCCGACGGCGCCGGGATCGACGATCAGCGACGACGAGTACGCGGCGCACACGGCTGAGATCGAGCAGAAGCTCGGCGAGGCGTTCGCGGCGGGGCAGTCCACGGACGTGCTGTTCACGGTCGGCGGCGTCGGCCAGAGCTGGACGTCCGACCGGGCGGCGATGCACATCCAGATCGTCGACGAGCTGTGGCAGAAGAACGGCGCGAACATCCCGAAGGACGGCCGCGCGGTCATCGCCGGTGGTCTCGGCGGGGCGGGCAAGTCGACGGTCCTCAAGGGCTACGCGGGCATCGACGCCTCGCAGTTCGTCACGGTCAACCCGGACGACGTGAAGGAGGTCATGGCCTCGAAGGGCATGGTTCCCCCGGTCGACGGCTTGTCGCTGATGGAGTCGAGCGCACTGGTCCACGAGGAGTCCAGTCACATCGCGAACATGCTGGCGGCGCGGGCCTACGCGGAGAAGACCAACATCGTGTGGGACATCACGATGAGCCGCAAGGCCAGCGTGGAGAAGCGGATCGCGGAGATGCGCGCGGCCGGTTACACCGACGTCGACGCGGTGTTCGTCGACATTCCCGTCGAGACGTCGGTCGAGCGTGCCCTGGGGCGCCACCGGCGGGGGATGGAGAAGGCGAAGGCCGGGGACGGGCTGGGCGGCCGGTACGTGCCGCCGTCGATCATCCGGCAGAACTCGTCGGACACGTCGTCGAGCGCGAATCGCGACACGTTCGACGCGTTGCAGCCGGAGTTCGACAGCTGGGTGGTCTACGACAACTCGGTGGCCGGTCGGGAGCCGCAGAAGATCGCGGGCGCCGGGGTCTGGAAAGTTGGTGGTAACCAGGCGGCCGCCGTGGACCCAAAAGCACCGGCGGATCTGACGTCCCTCTCGGATGATGATCTGGACAAAAAGCTGACAGATGCCACCACGGCGAACGATTTCGACGCACTGGACTCGGTCATCGGGGAGATGGAGCGGCGCGAGAGCGCGGCCCCGACCCTGTCCGACGCTGATGCCCGCGAAGAGCAGCAGTGGCAGCACATGCAGGAGCTGCTGGCGCAGGGTTACGACGAGGAGGGCGCGGCGGCGGAGGCGTACGGGCGCGGGGTGGACCAGCAGCACCGGGACCGGGCGATCACGAGTCTGCGGTCGCAGGGTTACCAGGGCGCGGGGTTCACGGAGCTGGCGAGGTTGTCTTACCGGGACCACATCTACGGCCAGTACATCTCGGCCGAGGCGGACACGAACGGGCAGCTGCTCAATCAGGCTGGCCGGGGTGCGGGCATCGACCCGCACAGTCTGTTCTCGGGGCCGGAGAGCCGCGTCATGAAGTACGGGTCGGATGAGGTGAAGGCGTGGTTCGACCAGAACGGCCGGGTGCTGTTCGAGCAGTACCAGGCGGGGTTGCTCGGTGATACGGCTGGCGCGGCGGCGGCGGGTGCGCGGACCGGCGGCGACGACTTCCTGCGGTAAGTTGACAAGCCGGTTCGACAATGGTTAACTAATTGTACAGGCCACCACCAGGTGACAGGAGCACGAGAATGGGCCCCGCAACGCAGATGCGCGCCGCGCTCGACGACGGCAAAGCCGCCGCCGTCGCAGCACAGCCCCCCGACGCCAACCCCTACACCGGAGACCCCTCCCCGAAGGGCAGCGTCCTGGCCACACTCTGGCGCACCGGCTACCAGGCCGGAAACCCTATGCCCGTGCTCGACGACACCGACAACGCCGACACCGACGACTAGAAGGGCCGCCCCATGGCCACCGTGGCAGAACTACTCGACCAACTCGAAAACGGAGAGACCACCCTCGACGACGTCGTCGCCGAATTCGCCTTCGTCGAATGGCCCGAGTTCGACCGCAAAACCACCCTCGACGAGATCGAGGCCGACCCCGACCCGACTCCCGACCCTCCCGGCGGTTTCGCGCTCGTCGCGCAAGCCTTCGCCGACGGCCGGATCGACCAAGACCAGTACGGCACACTCGCGACAGCGTTCGCCGAGGCGCAGCAGTAGCGGCCATGCCCGATCGCTGCCCGTGCGGTGACGACGACTGCGACTTCTTCGCCTTCGGCTACATCTGCTGTCGCCCGTGCGGAGAGGTTCACCGGCCACCCGAGTGCGCGATCGACGAACAAGGCCGATCGCTGATGTGGTGCGGCCATCCATGGGACGCCGCACCGTGCCCCTGCTGCTAAGAGAGCCCCTTCCGGGGATTCCGGAGGGGGCTCTTTTTGATCTGGCCTCGCGCGTGTCGCCCGAGTGAACGGCGTTTATCCGCCTACCCTCCCGAGGTAGTGCGCACGGTACTGACCGGCGCGGTCCGGTAGTTTCCGTCACGCCAGAAAGGACACTCACCGTGTCTACCCTTACCCGCGAGCGCGAGACCCTCCGCAAGGAACTGGAAACCAAGTCGCAGCTTCTCAACGACATCCAGACCAAGGGCTTCACGGAGGAAGACGGCAAGATCTCCGTCTCCGAGGACGCACGCAAAGACTTCACCAAGACCCTCCTGGAAGCCAAGAGCATCCGGGGCCGCCTCACCGAGCTGGGCGAGTACGAAGAACTGCTCGCCTACCAGAACGACCCGGGCGCCGAGTCCAAGTCGGTCGGCTCCGAGGGCGGCGGCCAGCTGGCCCGCATGGAGCGCAAGAGCATCGGTGAGCGCTTCACCGAATCGGCCGAGTTCAAGGGCCGTTCGTCCACCGGCATCATGAGCGACGACTTCCACGTCAACCAGGACCTCACCCTGGAGCGCAAGGACATCTACACCGCCGCCGGTGGCACGCTCACCCGCTTCGGTCTCGGCTCGGTCGAGCAGGAGCCGCTCGTTCAGCGGCCGTACCGCACCGACCGCGTCCGGGACCTGTTCCCCGTGGCGGCGACGTCGGCGAACCTGATCGAGTACATGCGCGTCGTGGGCTACCTCGACGGCGTCAACAACGCCCGGCCGGTCCCCGAGCGCGAGTCGGACGACTCGAACTTCGGCCTCAAGCCGCAGACCAAGCTGAAGCTGATCCCCGCCCAGGCGCCGATCCGCACCATCGCCCACTGGGAAGTGGCGCACCGCAACACCCTCGACGACGAGCCGATGCTCCGTTCGATCATCGACCAGGAGCTGCTGTACGGCCTGCGTCTCGTCGAGGACGACCAGGTGCTCAACGGCAACGGCGGCGGGGAGAACCTGCTGGGCATCCTGCGCACCCCGGGCGTGCAGAACTACCCGGGCACCGGCGGCACCTCCCCGGTGCAGCCGAAGGACACCTACATCGACGCGATCCGCCGTGCGGCGACCCGCGTCATGCTGGCGTACTACTCGCCGACCGGCGTCGTCGTCCACCCGTTCGACTGGGAGCGGATGGAGACGACCAAGGACGCGAACGGCCAGTACCTGATCTCGATGAACGTCGCGATCGGCGGCCAGAAGGTCGTTTGGCAGATGCCGGTCGTGGCCTCCCCGGCCATGAACCAGGGCACCGCGCTGGTCGGCGCGTTCGGTCTCGGCGCGAAGATCTACGACCGGCAGCAGTCGAACATCCGCGTCGCCGAGCAGCACGCGGACATGTTCATCCGGAACGCGATCCTGATCCTCGCCGAGCAGAGGATTGGCCTCACGGTCTCCAGGCCCGAGGCGTTCGTTAAGATCGACTTGACGAACTCGACTGCGGCCCCGGCGGCTCCGTCCGTCTGATCCGCAGCTGACACAGAAAGCCCCTCACCAGGTCCCCGACCTTGGTGAGGGGCTTTCTGCCGTGTCCGGCCCCACTGGGCCGGAGTCTCAGGTGGTTGGCGGCTTGACCTTGCGCCAGCTCCGCACGACGATGATCTCGCGCTCGTAGACCTCCGTGTGCTCTCCGATTCGATCTTCGATCCACGCGGTGAGCGGGTAGACCCGTTCGATGTCGTCGCCGGAAGGGCGGACCTGCATCGCGCCGCTTTTGAACATCGTGGCGTGCTCGATCACGATTTTGGGTTCGTTCATCACTTCTCACCGGCGGGGATCGCGGCGAGCAGAACGGCGACGTAGTCGACTTCCTCGTCGTCGGCGGCGTTGTCGAACGCGGCCTCGACAGCTTGGGAGGCGGCGGGGTAGCGGAGTTCGAGGGCCTCGATCGTCCAGGAGCGGACCATGTTGAGCGCCTGCACGGTGCCGTAGTCCCCGGTGTGCTTGGCCTTGGTCGCAGCGTCGGCGAACTGGATGTCGAGCTGGGCGAGGGTGACGACCAGGACGGGCGTGGTCTGCTTCTGGGCGTGCTGCTTGCCAGCGTTGATCTTGTCAAGGACGGTCGTGGCCATCAGGATCTCCTCGTTTTGCCGGGCGGAACACCAATAGATAACCACACTGGCAACGGCTTGTCAACCCTCGTAGCCACGAACCTCCGCGCGGCCCTCGCGACGCTCACGGCGGTTCGTCTTGGCCTTCCGGCGCTTGGTGGCCTTCGCCGAGTCGCCGACCAGGGAACCCCGCTCGTGCTCGTGCACAGCGGTCTCCTGCCAATCGGCGCAACGGCGGTGGGCGACATTTGATCCGATCATCACTGGCTCCCTCGCTGGATGTCCAAGTAGATTAACCCCCGTCAAGACGGCTTGTCAACTATCTATTCAGACCTGCCCGGCGCGTTTACGCATAGCGACCCCCGCCACCCCGTACGCTGCGCCCATGGCTGAAAACACCGAAGCAACCGCACTCAAGGGCCGCCGAGCGGCCGCCACCAAAACCGCCGCCGAGACCCCCGACCCCGGCGGCAACCTCACCGGCGAGACCCGCGCACCCCAGATCGGCGTCAACGAGCCCGCCCGCAACTACTTCATGCTCGGCGACCCCAACGAACCCCGCGCCGTCATCGAAGCCTCCGGCGGCATGTACGGCGAGATCATCGGAGACGACTACGTCATCGCCCCCGAGGACGCCGTCGAGGAAGTCACCCCCAGCGGCTGCACCACCAGCACCTCCCGCCTGCGCTGGGCACGCGGACAGCACGTCCCCATCGAGGTTTTCCGCAAGCACTACGGCCCCGAACGCGCCGCCGAACTGCTCAAGCCCGCCGCCGTGGTCGTCGCCGAGGAGGTCCCCGCGCCGTGAAGCACCGCGCCGTGGTCACCGTCGAATACGAGTTCGACGCCGACGCCCCGCCTGAAATCTTCGACGCGGCCATGGTGGCCTTCGGCAAGGCGCTACGCGAGACCACGCCCGCCCCGCCGAGCAACGTCACCGTCTTCCTCGACGCCGGAGCGGACCCGTTCCTCAAGCTTCTCCACGGCGAGTAACCCAAGGCCCCGGCGAGGCTGCCTGGTCAGGCACGCAACCCATGCGACGATCGGCGCGTGCGTGCGGCGAAGTGGAACACCGACTGCGAAAGCGGCGGGGTATGGCAGCGAAAGCTCGTCCGGCGAGGACCGGACGGGCCGATGATCATTGCCGGGCCCTGCCGCTTCGTCGTCTGGGAAGTACTCTCCGACGGAACAACGCTCGGCAGCAAAGTCGTCGACATCCCCGGCACCGTCGCCGGTGACGGCCTGTCTGTCGTCCTGCGACTCGACGAGGCCGCGACCCTCGCCCTGACCCCCGCCACCTACCGACACATGCTCTCCGTGACCGACCCGGAGATTGACGGCGCGGTAGTCCTCGCACGCGGTGCGTTCACCGTGTACGGGAATGCGAGCGACCTGTGACCGGCACGCTGCCCCGCTTCCCCGGCTCGCCTGACGACCGCGACCAGCCCGTCCTGATCGAGCCGCGCCGCGAAGTCGTCGAGATCACCGACAACGGCGAGATCGTCACCAGCATCGTCGAGCCGGTCCCCTTCCCGCACGTGGTGGAAGTGGTCATGCCCCAGTGGTTCCACGGACAAGGTCCCCCCGGCGTGCTCGTAGGAGCCCAGCCCGGTGACTTCTACGTCGACGACCTCACCGGCATCTACTACCGGCTGACCTGAAAGGACTACTTCCGTGGCTTGGACAGTGCAAGGAAACCTCCGGGGACCCACCGGCGCCGCCGGTGCCCAGGGCCCCACCGGTGCGACCGGCCCCGCTGGCGCCACCGGCGCCACCGGCGCGGCCGGACAGGGCATCGCCATCGCGGGCAGCGCCGCGACCTACGCGGCGCTGCCCAGCGGACTCGGATCGGGCGACGCGGGCAAGGGCTACCTGGTCAACGCGGACGGCAAGCTCTACATCTGGGACGGCACCGCGTTCCCGCCCAACGGATCCGGCGTCGCCTTCCAGGGCCCGAAGGGCGATACGGGTGCGACCGGTGCGACCGGCTCGGCGGGACCGCAGGGCACCGCAGGCGCCACCGGCGCGACGGGAGCGACCGGGCCGACAGGTTCGACCGGCGCGGCCGGTGCCGACGGCGCGCGCGGCACGAAGATCTTCACCGGGTCCGGCGCACCCACCTCCGTACCCGGTTCAGCCGCTGGTGACCTGTACATGGACGTCACCAGCGGCGACCTCTACGTGCTGAGTTAGGAGGCAAGCCGTGCCCATCGTGAACAGCGACGAGCTGAACAAGTACATGTCCGCACCGGAGTGGTCGCCTGAACAGAAGGACGCGGCGAAGATGACGCTGGCCGGGGTCGAGTCGACCCTTGAGGACCAGCTCTACGACGCCCCGATCAGTCCCCGGCCTCCGTTCCAGGAGTTGGCTCCGATCACCCCGCGCGGGGTCGTCATGACCCGCTACCCGGTGTTCCAGGTCGTCGAGATCGACGGTGTCACCGTCGACGATGACCATCCGCTGGCGCCCCCGTGGTCGAAACCCCGGGGCTACGTGCACCGGTTCGATCCGGCCGCCGTCTCCTCGGGACAGTGGCCTTCCTTCGCGGGGGGCTATTCGATCAACGAACGCAACCTCGACGCCGTCGTGCTCACCTACCTGCCCGGTTGGGGGCCGATCGAGGCGCTACGGATCGCGATCCTGGAAAAAGCGTCCTTGACCATGGAGAACATGCACGATGACACGATGACCGCGCGCGGCACCGACGGTCAGAAACTCCCCGCGAGGACTCCGCTGCGCTTCTCTGATCTTGAGATCCGCGCATTGAGCAGTTTTCGTAACAACTACCTGGCCATGTGATGGCGACAGCGGCGCTCGATTTCAAACTGGACGGCCGGACGTTCGCGCAGGCGAAGAAGAAGATCCAGGACATGAAGACCCGCGCGGGCAACGTCGAATCGGCGTGGAACGCGTTTCTGGACTGGTTCACCGACGGCAACCGGGAGCAGTTCGGGACACAGGGCAAGCGGTGGCGCACGCCGTGGCGGGAACTGAATCCGTCCACGTTGCAGCAGAAGCGCAGCGAGGGGTACACCGGCGACACCCTGATCAGGACCACGACGCTCATGCGGTCGGTGACCGACCGGCCGATGGGGATCGAGCGCATCGGCCCGCACGACATGGACGCCGGTACGGGCGTGAAGTACGCCGCGTTCCAGCATTACGGGGCGCCGCGTGCGGGCATTCCCGCCCGCCCGCTGTGGGACACCGAGCAGATCCAGAAGGAAGGCGCCGTCGCGTCCGCGCTCAAGTCGTGGATCGTGTCCGGCCGGTCGACCGTGAGCGCGAGGAAGAGTCGATGACCAGCGAACAGAAGCCGAGCATTGGTCGAATTGTCCATTATGTAAGTTTCGGGACCCCGGTTCGCGAGGACGGCTCCCAGGCGTATGCCGCGCAGTGCCGCGCCGCCGTCGTCACGGAGGTCGGCCTCGGTTACGAGGTCGGCTTGTGCGTGCTCAACCCGACAGGCCAGTTCTTCCGCTCCCTGAGCGACGAGGGCGGCGTGATGGCCGACTTCACCCAGAACCAGGGTGGCACCTGGCACTGGCCGGAGCGAGTCGAATGAGAGGCGCGAACGGGGTCCGCGACCGCATCGCGTGGTTCCTCGCCCAGGAGATGCCGCGCAAGACCCCGCTGCTGCGCGACGCGTGGAAGGTCGACGCGGTCGCGATGCCGGACGTCGTGCGGTTCTTCTCCGGCGACGCTCCCGAGGAGATGATCAAGGACACCTCGATCGTGGTGGTGAACCCCCGTCTGCTCAAGAGCGTGCGCACCGGCGACATCTCTCCACTGGGTGAGCCCGAGTACCACTCCCGCTACGCCTGCCGCGTCTATGTGTGGGCGAAGGGGACCGACTGGGACCGCGCCACCGAGGGGCGCGACAACCTCGCGGTGTGCGGGCGCCTGTCGCTGTTCCAGTATCCGAACTTGAACAACGTCATGGACCCGACGGCGGATACCACCGACACCGGCTACCGCGTCGAGGAGGACACCTACACCGAGGACTTCGGGGTGCCGATCCGCGCGAACGGCAGCCGGACGTTCGCCGCCGCGATCCTGAGCGTCGACGTCACCGTCGAGGAGTTCATCGACGACGGGTCCACCATTCCGGCCTACGGCACGGTCCAGCAACTCGCTTCGGCGGCGTTCGCCGTCGGACCGTCGATTCCCTTCCCAGGAGAGGAGTAGCCACCATGGCTACGAAGATCAAGTTGTACAACCCGGGCAACTCACCCGTCGTCTACACCGTCCCGGGCAACTCCCTGGGCGGGAACGAGCGCGTCGAGGTGGACGCGCTGGACAAGGTCGGCACTCGCGTGGTGGCCAAGGGGTGGGTGATCGACGAGACTCCGGCCGATCCCGGGGATGCCCCGGATGAGGCGGCACCGGCGAAGGCAGCACCGGCGAAGGGCCGGAAGGCCGCTTCCGACTCGGGCGAGTCGGCCGGATCTGACTCGGTCTGAGTGCGATGATTCGCGCAGCGTGCGGGCGCGCAGAGGTTAATTTGAATGCTAGCCGCTCGTGGGCTGGCAAGTCAATCGGAAGGGGATAGCAATGCCGGGTGTGTCCGTCATCACCGGCGCCGTTGCTGGTCCAAGCGCGCCCACTATCGCACCTGCGAGTACCTACTTTGCCGTAGGACTCGCGGAGCGCGGCGCCACGGACAAGCCGGTGCTCGTCAGGTCTTTCGCCGAGTTCACCGCGAACTTCGGCGACTCCACCACCTACAGCGCACTCTATGAAGACATCAAGATGTTCTTCCAGGAAGGCGGAACACAGGCCTGGTGCCTGCGCGTCGTCGGCGGCGCCGCCACCACCGGCACCCTCACCGGTGGCCTCAAGGACAAGACGGTCAGCACCCCGCCGACCACGCTCACCGTCTCCGCCCGCAACCCGGGCGCCTGGTCCTCACGCATCAAGGTCCAGCCCCTCGCCGGAGCCACCGCAGACACGTTCCGCCTGCGGATCTTCCTCACCGACGCCAGCGGCACCGACGTCCTGATGAAGGACTACACCAACCTGCACAGCCCGGCAGAGGCCGTCTCGCGACTCGCGAACGACCCCTACATCGTGCTGACCAACGCGGGCTCGGCGTCCACCGCGCCGACGAACAACCCCGTTGCGCTCAGTAGCCCCGTCGCCCTCGGCGCCGGGACCGACGACCGGGCCAGTGTCGTCGCCGCCAACTACGTCACCGCGCTCGACCTATTCGAGATGGGCCTGGGCGACGGCGCCGTCTCCATCCCCGGCATGGGATCGGCAGTCCACGCCGGACTCATCGCCCACGCCGACGCCAACAACAGGATCGCGATCCTCGTCGAGGCACGCGACGCCGACAAGGGCACCCTGATCGACACGGCCAGCACCCTCGACGCCAAGCGCGCCGGGCTGTTCGCCCCGTGGGTCCTCGTGCCCGACGCGTTCGGCGGCTCGAAGACGATCAGCCCCGAGGGCTACGTCGCCGCCGCGCGGGCCCGCGCACAGGTCACCGGCCCGTGGCAGGCGGCCGCCGGACAGAACTCCGTCGCCCGCTACGTCGTCGGACCCGACCAGTCCTTCACCCCCGCCGACGCGCAAGACCTGGACGACGGCAAGGTCAACGTCATCCGGACCATCTCCAACACCACCCGCCTCTACGGCTGGCGGTCACTCTCGGCGGACACCGACAACTGGGCGATGCTCACCGGCGCCGACGTGGTCAACCGCGTCGTCACGATGGCATACCAGCAGTTGGAGCCTTACCTGTTCGGCATCATCGACGCCAAGGGGCACCTGCTCGCCAAGATCGCGGGCACCCTCGAAGGCATCGTGATGCCGATGGCCGACGCGGGCGGCCTGTTCGCCCGCATCGCCGACGACGGGGAGACGGTGCTCGACCCGGGCTACCGCGTCAACGTCGGTTCCGATCTCAACCCCGTGGAGTCCCTCGCCCAGAACCTCGTTCTGGCCGAACTGGGCATCCGGGTCAGCGCGACGGCCGCGATCGTCCAGCTGACCGTGACCAAGGCCGCTGTCACGGCCGCGCTGTGAAGGGAGGACACCGACGATGAAGGCTGCACAGAGGCAATTCCTCGTGACGGTCGACGGCATCACCACGCCGTTCGCACAGAAGTCCGGCGGCGAGGTCACCTCAGACGCCACGAAGGTCTGGGATGGCGGCTCAACCGTCCCCGACGTCATCGCCGCACCGTCGGAAGTGGGTGACCTCACCCTCACGCGCCCCTACGACCCGCTGCGGGACCAGGACGTCCTCAACCGGCTGCTCAGTCTCGTCGGGCAGTGGCGGACCACCGTGTCCATCCAGCCCGCAGAGAGCGACCTGCGGGCCTCACGGGTCAAGGCCCGGGTCTACCCGAACGCCCTTCTCATCGGCGTCCGGGAACCCGAGGTCGACGCGTCCAGCGGTGACGCGGCCGACTACGAGCTGACCTTCGCGGTCGGCTCGATCGGCTGACCAGCCCGAAACTCCGGTGCCGGGGAGGAGCGTCCCCGGCACCGGTTTCCACGTTCCGGCAACGCGGGCCGGGCACACAGGGGTTGGCCTCCCGGTTGACCAGTGTGCCCGGCCCGCGTTGCCCGAGCGGCGCAACATCAACCGGGAGAAAGAGAACACCATGACCGACCCCCGCACGACCTTCGATATGAGCACCAGCCGCGACAGCGGACCGGACCCGTCCTACTCGGCGCGGTCCCTGGTCGACGAACCCGGCCCGGAACTCGACACCCTCGAACTGCTGCGCCAAGCGGTCAGCGAGCAGACCGCCCCCATCTCCACCATCGTGGACGCCCCGGGCGGCCGGATCCGGTTGATCTGCTCGGCCGACATCACTTCGAAGGACATCCAGCGCTGGAACCGCAAGGCTCTGCCGCCGGTGGCCCGCCGCTCGAACAACGCCAGCGGCCTCGACGTGGACCAGGGCATCCTGCACACCGCCGTGCTGGTCAACACGACCGAGCGCATCGAAGTCCGCAACGTCGCCACCGACGAGTGGAAGGTGATCGAGGACATCGACGGCAACGTCCTCACGTTCAAGGACACCGACCTGCTGCGCGTGTTCGGCGCGATGGACGCCGAAGGTGCTCTGCGCAAGCTGTTCACCGGGGACGCGTACCTGGTCAAGGCCGGTACTCGCGTGCTGACCGGCGCCGGATGGGCCGAAGGGTCCACGGGGCTGGAAGAGGATGAGGACGCGGACCCTACTCGCTGAGCAGCGGCGTAAATCCGATCCGGGCCGCCGCCACGCTGGAAGCCATCGAGCACCTGGTGCAGGACCAGCGGGTGATCCACGCGGCACGGATCGCACGGGTCTTCAAGCAGGACCCGGTGGCGCTGCTCCGCGACGGTGGCGACGAGTTCGAGATGCTCGTGCGCATCGCCGCGACGCAGATTGTTGAAGAAGACAAGCGAAAAGAGGCCGATGCGGAGAGAGCGGCGTCTCGCAGGAAGTAAGATCACCTCATCCTGAGCGCCATGGCGGGCGTTGGATACGGGGAAGCAGGAACGGCCGGTCGGTACCCATCCCGACCGGCCGTTTCGTCTGTCCAGCCGTGGCGCGCCTGGCGGGGATCGGTCCTCGGCGATGGGACGATCAGCGCACCCGTGACGCGAGGATGAGGAGGTGGGCGTGGCCGAGGGCGACGAGTTGCGGATCTCCGCATCTCTCCAAGACGACATCTCCGCCGCGCTCACCAAGATCGAGGCCCGCCTCAAGTCGGTGGAAGACGCCGTCGGCAAGATGGGCAAGTCCGGAGCCAAGGGCGGCGAGGAGTTCGCGGCCGGTGCGGATCGGGCTAGCAAGGCCGCCGACAAAATGGGCACGCAGGCCCGGCAGGCGAAGCGCCCGGTCGACCAGCTCGGTGACGCGGCCGAAAAGGCCGGGGCGAAGGCGGCTGCTGGATCGACCGGGCTCGACGCCTTCGCCAAGAAAGCGGAGAAAGCGGGCAAAAAGGGCGGCGGCCTTGGCTCGATCATGAAGGTGTTCAAGTTCGCCGGGATGGTCTCCGGGGCGTTCGCGCTCGCCGGTGGCATCTCGGCCCTGGGCGCCGGTGCCGTCATCGCGATCGGCGGCTTGGCCCCGCTGGTCGGCGTGCTGGGCGGGGTCCTTCCGATCTTCGCGGCGGCGAAGCTGTCCATGCTGGCGTTCACGCTGGCGGCCGTCGCGATGAAACCGACGCTGGACGGGATCAAAAAGCAGTTCACCGACCTCGGGCCGATCATCGCCAAGGGCGGCTTGCAGTCCGGCCTCGACTACTTCTCGAAGTCGCTCAAGGGCCTGGTGAAGGTCTCGGGAACCGGGTTGTCCGGACTCGGCGCGGAGATGGGCCAGACGGCCCGCAGCGCGGGCGACCTGGCCAAGTCGGCCCCGTTCCTCGACCAGGTCTCGAAGATCTTCAGTGGCCTGCGCCCGATCGTGGGCAGCGTCTCCCAGGGCCTGCTGTTCCTCGTCAAGGCCGTGCTCAACGTCGTCCAGGCCGGAATCCCAGCCGCGCAGGGGATGGGCGAGGCCTTCAAGTGGGTCGCGTCCAGCCTCGCGATCTGGACGAAAGCGCAGCTGGACAACGGCAACCTGACGAAGTTCATCACGCAGGCGTGGCTGCTGCTGCTGCGCGTGATCGGCGTCGCAGTCGACATCTTCATCGGCGTCTTCAACATCTTCAAGGTCGGCGCCGGTTACGCCGGGGACATGGGCAAGTCGATCGAGGCGGCGGCCTACTCGTTCCGGCTGTGGACCACGAGCGCGGCCGGACAGAGCAAGATCAACGCCTACTTCCAGCAGTCGCTCCCCGCGCTGCACGAGATGGGCAAGCTGCTCGGCGACGTCGCGGGCGCCCTTGGCCACCTCGGCGGCAACCAGAACATCGCGCCGCTGCTGGCGCAGATCCGGAGCGAGTTCCTGCCCGCGCTGGAGGGCCTCATCCAGAAGCTGTCTGGACAGGGCGGCCTCGGTCCGGCCCTGATCGACGCGGCTACCCAGCTGGCAAAGCTGTTCACCGGCCTGAACTTCTCGGCCATGACGATGTTCGTCCAGGGTATCGCCGGTATCGTCTCGGGCCTGGTGTGGCTCTCGGCGAACGTGCCGGGCGCCGGTTTCGCGATCTCCGCGCTGCTGGGCACGATGCTCGGGTTCAAGCTGCTGGCGCCGGTGTGGACGCTGGTCGGCAAGGGCGCGTCGGCTTTCAGCTGGATGGGCACGGCGCTCGCCGGAACCGAGAAGCTCTCGATCGCGCAGAAGCTTTTCGCTGGCGGCGCGCGGCTGCTCTCGCTGGGTTTCGTCAAGGTCGGTGGCGCGATCGTCGGCACGGTGATTCCCGCCATCAAAGCGTTCGCGATGGCCGGGCTCGGGGCCCTCAAGTCGTTGACTATCGCGTTGTTCACCACGCCGATCGGCTGGATCATCCTGGCGATTATCGCAGTGATCGCGGCCATTTGGCTGCTGTGGACGAAGTGCGCGTGGTTCCGAGATGCCGTGATGGCCGTATGGAAGGCGATTCAGGTCGCCGCTATCGCCGTGTGGAATGCTCTGATCGCCGCCGGAAAGGCCGTCTTCACTGCGCTCAAAACAGCGTTTGAGGCCATCGGAAATGCGGCTGTCGCGGTATGGGATGCAATCAAGACGGCATGGAACGCCACGGTGAACTTCATCATCATGGTCGCGATGTGGATTTGGGACCACGGACTCAAGCAGGTGGTCACGATTATCGTGACCGCGATGAGTATCGCCTGGTCGATCATCAAGGGGATCGTGCAGGTTGCGATCTATATCATCATCGCGATCATCGTCTTCCTTGCCGTGCAAGCGAAAGCCATGTGGGACCAGCTCGTCATGGGGGCCGAGTACGCCTGGTCGATCATCACCGGCGCGGCCGCCGCGTTCTGGAACTGGCTCAAGCCGATCCTGCAAGCGATCGGTGACTTCTTCGTCTTCATCTTCACCTGGGCGAGCAACACCGTCTCGACTTTCTGGACGAACATTCAGGCCGGTGCCGCCGTCGTATGGGACTGGATCACCCAGCGAATTTCCGACTTCTGGGGCTGGTTGCAGCCGATCCTCGCCGCCATCGGCAGCTTCTTCGGCGGCGTGTGGGACTGGATCGTCCAGAAGGCCACCGACGCGTGGAACTTCATCATGCAGCCGATCAACGCATTCTGGAACTGGTTGCAGCCGATCCTCGCCGAAATGCAGTTGATCGGCTCCGCCGTGTGGCTCGTCATCTCCACCAAAGCATCCGAGCTGTGGGCCAACATCAAGCAGGGATGGAGCAACCTCACCGGCTGGCTCAGTGGAATCTTCAACACCATCGGCAAAGCCGGATCCGGACTGTGGGATGGAATCAGCGCGGCAGCCGGACACGTCGGCGACTTCATCAAAGGCGTCTGGAACGGCCTCGTCGGGATTGTCAAGGGCGCCTGGAACTTCATCGCCAAGGGATGGAACTCGATCCCCTCCATCACCGTCCCGAGCTGGATCCCCGGCATCGGCGGCAAAACGTTCGGGCTGCCCAAACTTCCCACCCTCTGGCACGGAGGTGAGGCGCCCGGCGGCGCCGCGATCGTCGGCGAACACGGACCGGAGCCCCTCGTGCAGAACGGCCGCGTCACCGGCATGGTCGGTCTCAACGGCCCCGAGATCACCGGCATCCCCAAGGGCGGCTACGTCGTGCCCAACCTCCGCACTCTCTCCTCGCTCCCCGGGCTCGCGAAGACCCTGCCCGCCGGGGTGGCCGCCGCCGTCGCGCGCAGCGTGCCCGGCTACTCCGGAGCGCTCGGCGCGCCCAGCGGCGGATCAGGCGGCGGCAGCTCGTCGGCCCTGGCCGCGCAGGTGGGCCGACTCGCCAACGCCGTCGGCAACCAGCTCCCCCAGATCACCATCAACGGCAACGGCAAGAGCATCCATGAAGAAGTGCTCGACGCCATGCGGACCATCAACCGCGAACGCGACGCCAGCAGCAAGTACTCCTACGGAGGTCGCAGATGACCAGCGGCATCGGGACCCTCGGCATCATCCGCGACGCGGCATCCGGACTCAGCTTCGGCGGCCGCGTCGGCGAGCGCATGTACATGTTCACCGAGTCCGGGAAGGTCTCCTACTCCTTCCATCTCGCTCCTCGCGAGATCGAATACGGTGGCATGGCTCAGGACTGGGTCCAGACCGACCGGTCCGGCAACACGCCTCTCCTGCTGCGCAAGGGCGACAACCTCGACACCCTCAAGTTCTCGTTCCTCATGGTCGAGTCGCGCGGGGTGAACGTCGAGATGACGGAATCCATCCTCGCGCTCAAGGCGGTCGCGAAGTCCCAAGAGCGCGTCCTCGTGTCCTACTCCCGGCTGGAATCCGGGCTGTGGCGGGTCACCGACGCGACGGCGAGTTCGGAGTACCGGCATCCGGACAACAACGAACCAGTGCGCGCCAACGCATCCGTCACCCTCACTCGCGCCAGCGACCCAGCCGTCGCGATCGGCCCGGTCTCCGGCGGGGCGGGCACGGCCAGCGGGAACACTCCCGCTCCGCCTCGGACCTATCGCGTCGTCAAAGGGGACACGCTGTGGGGGATTGCGATCCGGTACTACGGCAAAGGAACCTTGTGGCCAAGGTTGTTTGATGCCAACAGAAACGTCGTGAAAGATCCACACTGGATATACCCAAACGAAGTACTTGTGATCCCGTGAGTGACAACGACTACCTGCTCGACATGGTCCGGGACGGCATCGACCTCGGACACTCCCACCATGCTGTCTTCACCTCCTACCGCGACGTCGACAAGGCCGGGCTGATGATCGTGCATCCGGCCGGTGGGCAGAACCACATCGCCGCCGGTGACTGGTGCGCGGGCGGTGTGAACTTCGATCTCCCCGTGAACGCGGGACAGACGACGTGGTCCCTGGTCAGCCTCGAACCGCTGCACATCGAGCCGAGCGTGCTGTGCAGTTGCGGCGACCACGGATTCATCCACGCGGGCAGGTGGGTTCCAGCATGAGCCGACGACAGAACGCCTTCAAGATGTGCCGCCGGGTCCGCAAGGTCACTCGCCATGGCGTCGTGACAGTCAACCGTTCCACCGGCCGTCTCACCGGCTACACCTGGCAAGCCCGTATTAAGGTCGTAGGCGGCGACAGCGTGGCGCAGGTGGCCGAGCTGCTAGCCAGGAAGCCCGGTCCTGTGCCCGAAATCCTCAAGGGGAGATGGTGACAACCCTCTCCGCCGCGCAGGTCGCGGCCCTGATGCGCAAGGTCGGCTTCCCTGAAGACGATCTTGTGACGATGGTCGCGGTGTGCAAGGCCGAGTCCGGTTTCGTTGTGGAGGCCAAAAACAAGTCCTCCTCGGCGTCCGGGCTGCTGCAAATCCTCTGGTCGGTGCACAGGCAGTACGACCAGCGACGCCTACTGTCCGACGCCGAGTACAACATCAGCGCCGGTTACGACATCTACAAGTCGCAGGGCAAACGCGCGTGGACGGCATACAGCTCGGGTGCCTACCAGAAGTACGTCAACGAGGCCCGCCAAGGGGTCGCGCAGGCTGCCAGCGTCAACGGGAACCCCGCGATCCCAGCGAGCAGCGACAGCACCGCCACGCCCGGCATCACCTACGGCCCCAACGGACCCGCCATCACCACCGCCGGTGTCGGTGTGCCGCTGGCCGCCGACGGCGACCTTTCCGGGCCACTCAAGGACTTCTGGATTCGAGGCGCCCAGGTTCAAGGCGACTTCGCCAACGCGATCATCGGTACACCGTCCTATGAGGCCGGTGTGGACATCGTGCCGCACATCGTGTTCACCGTCGCTGACCCCGGGGGCGGCCTGCTCTACACCCTCGATCAGCAAGGCTGGTTCTGGACGCGCGGCGGGAAGGTCACGTACAAAGACCTCTACCTGAGCATGGACGAGATCAAGTTCGAGCCGGGCTCCCACATGACCGGGCAACTCACCGTCACGTGCGCCGACGATATCGTGTTCGCCTTGATGAACCTCAAGGGTTCCCGCACGGCGGCGGGGATCTCCGCCACCGAGTGGATCGCCCAAGAGATGGTCCTCGCCGGAATCGACCCCAACGTCTACTTCCTCGGCGAGTCCGTGCCCTCGCAGTCCATGATCGCCCGCGACGAGGCCGACCAGTCCTCGACGTCCGGCGAAACCGACGACCCGTCCGCGTGGACGACGATCGTGCGGCTGGCGAAAGAACTCGGCAAACGCGTCTTCATCTCCGGGCGCCGACTCGTGTTCGGCTCGTCGGCGTTCGCCATGCAGTGGTGCGCACCCGGCACGATGCGCATCAGCTGGCAGGGCTACACCGAGGCCGAGCGCTTCCTCACGCTACCTACCGCGACGCGGGTCAGCGTCGGCAACCGGCAGGTGTTGCAACTCGTCGGCCGGATCCCGCTGAACAGGGCGCAGTTCTTCCGCCCCGGGACGCGGACGTCGATGGTGTCGATCCCGTCGGTGGTCGGCGCGACGCCGATCGAGATGATGGTCTCTCACATCGCGCACAACCTCGGCACGGACACCGACGGCGCCGAAGTGACCTGGCTGGAACCGGTCGATCCCCCGGCGCAGCCACCGGCTGCCCCGACGGCCGACGGCGTCAACGCAGGGGACACGAGCGCGTCCGGGACATCGGGCGGGGGAGCGGACGGCCAGATCGGCCGGTTCGTCGCCCTGGCGCTTCAGCAGGCGGGCAAGGCCTACGTCTACGGCGCGGAGGCATCCCCGTCGGACCCGAATCCGCGCGCGTTCGACTGCTCCGAGCTGGTCCAATGGTGCGCCGACCGCGTCGGGATCACACCCGCCGTGCCGGATGGGTCGAGCGCGCAGAAGGCGCACTGCACGCCCATCTCCACGCAGCAGGCGATCAACACCAAGGGTGCGCTGCTGTTCCACCCGGGGCATGTCGCCATCTCGCTCGGCACGGGAAAAACGATTGAGGCTATGGACACGAAGAACGGTGTCCGCCAAGGCACTGCCAGCACCTCCCGCTTCTCTTCCGGCGGTCTCATTCCCGGCGCACAGGGGTATTGATGGGCGACTACGGCTACCTCCACCTCGGGCGCGTGCTCAAGCAGGACGACGCGACCGGCGGCTACATGCTGGAGTCGGTCGGGCTGGCCAGCACCTCGAAGTGGGGCCCGACCCCATCGTGCGTGCCCGGCCTGGCGAAGGGCGACCGGGTCATCCTCGGCGCCACCGGCGCCAGCCGCGACAACCTCGTTGTCATCGCGAAGGTCGGCGCGGACTTCGTCGGCATCGACGACATCGACGGCCTGGTCACCGCGCTGTTCAACAAGGCCGACCGCGCCCAGTTCGAGACACTGGCCGAGTTCGTCGACGACCTGTCCGGAGCGATCGGCGCGGGCGGCGTCCGGCTCGACAACCTCGAATCGGCGATGACCCTCGTGCAGGGGGTGAACACCTCCCAGGAGTCGGAGATCACCGCGCTGACAACGCGAGTGACGGCTGTGGAGGATCCACTCATCCACGGGGCGTCGTTCCAGATCGACGGGAGCTGGGAAAACGTCGGGCTCCCGCAAGCGCAGGTGGACCGGATGCCGTGGGCAGCGAGTCCGCTATGGGGCGGCGGTGTCACGGTCGGCCGCGACGGGAAGCACCTCATCGCCGACAAGTCCGGGATCTGGTCTCTGAGTGTCAACGTCCGCTGGCTCAACGCCATCCGCTACCCGTCCGGCACCCCCGGGCAGGGCACCGACCGAACGTTCGTCGTCGGCGTGACCAGCGGCTCGGTGAGCATCCCCAACGGCCGGTTCGAGCTGGGCGCGTTGAACTGGGCACCGGCGGGGGCGACCTGGAGCACCTCGGCAACCCAGGTTCACAGCGGCACCCTGGCCGCACGGATCGTGCCGTCCGGATCGGCGGTCCAGGCCTACATCCAATCGGACTACATGGCCGTCACGCCGGGCGAGACCGTGGTCGCCACGGCATGGATGTGGACCACCAACCTGGTCGCCTCCCCGGCTGTCCAGCTCGCGGTGAACTGGTTCGACGCCTCGCACGCCTACCTGTCGACGTCGCTGGTGACCGGCGCTATCGCGGCAGCCACCTGGACACCGTTCTGCGGGTCGTTCGTCGCCCCAGCCGGGGCCGCGTTCGCCACGGTCGTGCCAGGCCTCGGCGGCACCCCGGCGGCCGGTCAGGTCTTCTACGTCGACGACGTCACACTCACTCCGTCGATGACCAGCACTTTCTGGTTCCTGGAGTCGTGGGCTGCGGTGAACATCGGCAACCAGGAGTACAGCACCCGCAATATGGCCCTCGACGTCCAGTTGTCGGCCGGGGACAAACTCGCCCTGTTCTGCTACTGGGGCGGGGCGATCACCGACCGGCTGATCTTCCCGTCCGGGGCGAACCGGATCTCGCTGACCTACAAGGGCCACGTGTAGGGCGGACGGCCCGGTGGGCCGCGCGCCTGCCTGAGCAGGCGTCGCCCACATGCGACGATGCCCCCATGCCTCGACTGCTCAGCTTCCCTTTCCGGCTCGACGGGTCCGGCTCGATGGCCTCCGTCGACCAGGGCAGCGACACCGAGATCGAAGAGAAGATCGCCATCGGGATGCTCACCCGCCCCGGCGAGCGCATCACGGTACCCACGTTCGGCGTGAACGATCCCTCGTTCAACGGCTTCATGCTGCCCGCCCTGACGCGCCACTGCCTGGACTTCGGCCCGGACGTGAACATCCGGACCGTGTCGATCAACCGACTCACCGAGGGCCGCGAACAGGTCGTCATCGACTGGGAACGCAGTGATGGATTTCTGGAGGTTCCACCGCAGTGACCAGCCCTAACGTCTCCCCGCCTCCGCCGGACCTCACGGCGTACGTCGACCTGCGCCCGTTCGACATCACCGACCAGGACATTTTCGACACCGCCGTCGCGGCCGCTCAGCTCAACCTGCCCGGCTGGGTGCCGCGCGAGGGCGACACCGAGGTCGTGCTCATGGAGTCGTTCGCGCTGGAGGTCTCCGAGGCCATCGTCGCGGTCAACCGGCTCCCCGGCGCTGTCGTGGCCGCCCTGCTGCTGATCGCCGGAGTGAGCAAGGACTACGGCGCCGCGCCCATCGCGTCGGCGACGTTCACCCTCGGCGACACCCTCGGCCACACCGTCCCCGGCGGAACCCGGATCTATCTGCCGCTCGACGACGGCACCACCGTCACCTTCCTCGTCGAGCCCCCCGGACTGGTGGTCGATCCGGGCGACGACTCCGGCACTGTGTCGATCATCGGGGACACCTTCACCGAATCCGCGAACGGGATGCTGGCCGGTTCGGTCATGGT